GCAAGAGAGAGATGGAGAGTTTTGCCGACATTTCCAGACAGCAGAGGACTGGTGGTCAGGAAATTCTGAATATGCGAAACCGTATGTATGATCAGGGTCGAATGAATAACCTCTCTCCTATCGAGAAGCAGCTCGTGGGTCCAGGTCTTGGAGTGAACGCCAACGTTCCCGCTGTTGGTGGTTTCCAGCAGATGTTCCGAGTAAACCCCGTGAATGTCGGTGCTTACAGACTGACCACTCTCCCAGGACGCACCGGTCCAGCCAAGGACATCACTGGTGGTCGTTCGGCTGTCGTAGGTCAACTCACCCACAATAAGCCTGAGACGACTGCTCATCTTCCCTCTAGGCTCCCAACTATGCCTGGTCGCGCCCAGGGTATGTCCGGTGTTGTTCCTCGCAATGAGCATGAGAGGACTAAGCGCACCACTAACCGCTCCGAGACGGGTCTTCGCGACGATGGTTTAGGTTTCAACGGCGCCAAGCGTTTCGTTTCAGCCCAGACGATGTCTCAAGATCCCACTCGATTCAAGAGTGATCGTAACGATGAGCAGTATGCTTACGTGAACCGCCCAGCCCCCGGTATCCACAGTCATCACGGTGCGTACACGAACAGTGCCGCTGTTCAGATTACTGCCAAGACGAATGAGGAACTCATGAAGTACGGTTTCCGTCCCGAGGATCGTCGTGGTAAGCCTAACCGTATGGGTAACGCTGGTCGTATGAATGTTCGTGAGAGCGCCCTCAAGCAGGGTGGTCGTCTCACGAGTGTGCGCACCGATACCACTCGTGTCGATGGTCGTATGAATGCTGCGAACGGTGCTTGGACGCAACAATATCAACAGAAACCTTTCCACCAGTTTAACGCGTACAAGGGTAACGAGAACCCCCATTCCAGAACTTTAGACATGGCTAAGAGACAACTCCAGAACAACCCTCTTGCACACAGCCTCTCTCATTAAGAGTTATACACATAGACAAAAACAATCATTAAAATATTGTCCCTATATTTTAATGAAGGTACACAACCTCTCTATCGACAGTAGTCAGCGTGAAGCGAATGTATATCTTTACTCGAATAACTACACTGTCGTTTTAGAAAATCCAATTTATGACGTCACCCAAATTAAGTTAGTTTCTGCTCGTATTCCCACACCACAGTTGACAATTTGTGCGACTAACAAAACATTCAGCGTTGACGGTGTCGACATAACTTTGGATGAGACGAATTATTCGAATGGTTACATTCTAGCACAAGATTTGGATCTGAAATTAGAACCACCAATCACCAATGTCGACAGTGTGACTTTTGATTCGGACACGAATGGACTCATTTTTTCAAATACATCGGTGGGTGATAATAATTTCACTTTTGAATTTTTTGATGGTACCAATGGAAACCAGAATACTTCATCGTCTCTCACGACACCACATCAGGTTTTAGGTTTTGCTTCCAATAACTACACATCGACGAGTAACGTGTTAACTTCAGGTGCCATCAATCTCTCTGGACCGAATGCACTCATTTTGAAACTTTCATCCGGATCTGATGAATTTAATCAAAGTATTTTTACATCTACACCATTTTACACTGGGCAAATTTTATTAGATGGTTCAGATTTTATAAACTTTAACGGCGCCGATGATACTTTGATACATCATTTTCATACGGGTCCACAGAAATACATCAAGTATATTCGGGTCGAGTTTTTCTACATGAGTCATGGACGTTTGATTCCATATGATTTTAGAAATCAGGATCACATTTTAAAATTTGAAATTACATGTTCCACAGATAAATTGAAGAATCTCCCAAAAGTTCCAATCAAGGAAATTACAGATATTGAAGAGAAAACACCTATGAGCATCCCGGAGAAGGAAGAGGATTCTCATAAATGGAAAGTTTACATCGGTATCGTTGTAATTTTCGGGTTAGTATTGATAGCTCTGATGTCCAGTAAATCTAAGAGAACTTACCGGGTGACCGCGAACACGGGCTGAGCGGGCTTGGACACGCGAGTGGAGACGCGAGACACGATCATGTAGACCGCGATGGAGAGGAGGGTGGTGAGGATGGCGGTGAGGGTGTACTGGGTACCACCGTTCTTGGGTACCTTAACAACCTGGCTGATGACCCAACGGACGAGGTCCATCCAGGACATGGCAGCGGCGAAGGAGAAGCCCGCGACGATCGCGTTGAGCGATTGGGTCTCGAGTTCCTGGGTGACGAGGTTGACAGTCTTGACGGCTTGCTGGCGAGCGGACTCCATTGTAAGTGTTATACAGTATCCTGAGAAAATTATTCGAACGAGAGTTTTTCCTTTTCCACGAGTTTTTTAAACTTCTTTTTTTTAATCGTTTTTGTTTTCGAGAAGAGTTGTTCATCATCTGAAGAATCTTCACTAGAGCTATTCTCGGAATCATATTTTTTAAACCTATCCTCCGAGAATGACCAAGCCTCAGGTTCGGAGGTGCTCATTACTATTAATAGCATTTTTTAACAACTGTTCTGTCGGATTCTGGGGAACCCACGAGTCCCATCGATCATACGCCTGGTTCATGAGAATAAATCGTTCATCAGTACCCGAATATCTTTCAAAATTAGGGCATTCCTCCTGAGCAATTACCTCGATGTCATCTTGATCATCGTCAGATTCCTCTTCAACGTACAACTCTGGGAAAAGGGTACCTATGTCTTGACCGACAGTGTACATCGCACAATACTTGATCGCATATTCCATGTCTTCTGGAAGTAGAGTATCTCTTCCACAAGCTTTTGAATATTCGGCTGCGAACACCATACTTTTTTCCATGACAGGTAGGAGTATATCAATCATACTCGCGATATATTGCTCAGTCATAGCAGAGCTATCGCCACCGAAACCGGTTTGCATGTTCATCTTTAATATTTGACGTTAAAAAGAGTTTCGGCTATTCCCCCACTTACGCGTAAAATGTTATAACTTTTCGCATACACACGAATTTGTCTCGCAAAGTCTGGACTACTCGTGAGATTCATGTTAAGGGTCGGCTCCTTTATCAAACTGAAGTTCATCTGACCAGTTGGATACCATTCTTCTGGTTGAAGAGCGAAGCTGTACGAATAAAATCTTCGAATCAACTGTGTCTTCGAGTGATGAATAGCCACTAGTATGGCTTTGAGAAAGATGACATTTCCAGTATCCTGTGTAATGATATCCTGACCGTCGAGTGTCAGTGTAAGGTAGTCTAAGTTCTCATACAGAATAAGTTTATCATCTATGACTGCATACAAGTTGTCGTAGTCGAAAGGTGTCACGAAGTTTCCCTGTGTGACTCCATCACCTGTAGTTCCTTGTCTCTGAATCACGAAATACAATTCCTTCACTGGATTTACAAGATCTAATTTGAACGTTCCTTGGTTCACACCAATACCGACATCGAAAACATTCTGTTGAATCTGTGTGATGAGATAGTCCCTCGAAGTGTTTTGTATTTTGACCCTCTCCGCACAATCGATATATACAACCTCTGTGCATAACTGAAAGTCTGCCACCTTCACATCTTGTTCGAGCTTTTCATAGTTGCCATTCACTTTCACGACTATATCCTGTGCATTTCTCAATTTGAATTCGACTTCAACTTCTTGATTTTTGATGGCACACAATGGTACCGCTAATTCTGGGTGTTGATGAAAGTAAAATGGGAGGTCAACAAAAAACTTTTCCTCTGTCCCCAAACCCAATGTGTCGTGAATGATTATACCGGCGTTACCAGCAACTTCTGAAACCAGTCGATCAGAAGTTCTGAGAGGATATTTACCTATGAGTTGTTCGAGAGCCTTTTGTTTCGTTTGGGTCACGTAATGTTCGGAGTATATCTGTAGGTAGTCACTGGTGAGTCGTTCTACAACTCTTCCACCTATGATCAGATCAACGTATTCTATGAGTGCATGACCAACAGACTCGATGTAGACCATACTGCTGTTCAGAGCCGGGAGAGTAAACTTTACACTGAGTGTTTTCAAGAGATCACCCTGATCTTGTGGAATTTTGAACCGAACCTTACCACCAAAATTAGGCTCATTTTCTGGATCCATGTCGACATACTGTGTAGAAAAGTTTGAATGCTTCTTGAAACTTTCTACAAAATAGCTGTAGTCTGGGTTCAGTGTAAAAAACTGGTCTTGAGGTCCAGACGCCGCAAGCTGAATTTGTCCAGCCATTACTACTATATCTATCTAAAATTTTAATCCAGCTAAACCACTCTCGATGCGTAGAACATTATAGTTGATGGCGTACACTCGTGTGTTATTGTCGTCCACCTGATTTATGGGATCTATCTCAATCGTGAAGAGTTTGTGAGATATTCGACTCATGTTCACTTGACCAGTTGGGTAAGGTACTTCGGGTTTCAGTGCGAAAGAATACATTCCAAACTTGGCAGGTCCGAACGTATATTGTGAACTGTTGAAGGGTGCAGATGGTGTAGTTTCATCAGCAAATGGGCAGTTAACGTGATGTTTCAACGCTTGTTCATACACGAGGAACTTGGTGTCTCTCTTGAACACGACTTCATTATTAAATCTCAACTCAGCACTTGTTATGGTGTTGTACTCATTAGGATAATTATTCTGGACAGACTCTTCAGATTGCGAGACAAAGTACAACTCTTTCACTGGGTGAGAAAAGTTGAGCATCACAGACTTTTTGTTTTCAC